CGTGTACCCTTATGCCGATGCTGGCGGTGTGGTTAGCGCTCAGCAATTAGCCAACATTTTGGGCGTAGATAAATTGCTGATCGGTAAAGCTCGCGTCAATTCAGCCAACCGTGGCAAGTCGGCCAATATTGTTAGCGCCTGGGGCAAACATATTGCTTTATTGTACATCGCGCCCGGCGCCGGTCTGAATGATATGCCCAGCTTTGGCATGACTGCTGAGTATGGCACTCGCCAGACTATGCTGATTGCCGAGCAAAATACTGGCGTAGAAGGCGCCTACCGCATTCGCGTTACCGAGCGCTTGAAAGAGCTGGTCATGGCTCCTGACTTGGGCTACTTGATTAAGGACGCAGTTAACTAGCCTTATAACATAAAACCGCCGTAGAGCCGTTCAAAATGCATTTTGAATGGGGGTAAATGGCAAGGTAATGATTTTATACTACTGCGTGTATTTACCCTAAGTTCTGCGGCGCGTTCTGACCTTGGAAAGGTACTTTGCCAGCTATGCTTTTTTGTACGGTAGACGACTTAGCTAACAACTTAACTGAGCGAGCCCTCATTCAATTAACCGACGACAGCACCCCGCCCACAACAATAAATCAAGAGCGTTGCCAAGCGGCTATAGCTGAAGCTTCGGAAGTAATTATGGGCCGCTTAGGTGGACGCTATTCCGATTTAAGCTCTTTGAAGCCGACTCCATTGCTTAAAAGGATCTGTCTCGATATTGTTGCCTACTATCTTTATAGCCGTCGCAATAAGGGAGATATTGAGAACATTCGCAAGCGCTACGAGGAAGCCATAAAAGAGCTCGACTACATTAAGCTTGGCCAAGTCCATCCGCCCCAACAAGAAGCCGCCCAGCCGGTGGAATACCTTTCCAACAAACGTAAGTCTAGCCGCCTGTTTTCCGATGACGTTTGGGAGCGATACTAGCCTATGAACGTTTTGCAAATTGAAGAGGCGTTGTTAAGCAAATTACAGGAAGAATTGCCTGAATTATCGGTCGAGGCTTTTCCCGATAAACCTGACGATTATGACTTTATCCATCCTGTAGGGGCGGTACTTGTTAAATACGATTCGTCTAATTTTAGTGATGATTATTGTTTAGCTTATACCGCTCAATATCGTACTCTTACTTTTATGGTTGTTTCTTTGACTAGAAACTTGCGCACTCATTGCGGTTGTTACGATGTTTTGGAACGCATCAGAAACGCAATTTTAGGTCTGAAACTTCCTGGACTTGAACAAGTAAAACAAGTCGACGAGCAATTCTCTGACGAGACTGACGGTATTTGGACTTATATCCAGACTTTCAATATTAAGACCTTAGCTTTACAGCAATTACCTAACTTTACCGCTCAAGATCCAGATTATGAATAAATATTTACGGAGGGAATAATGGCTTTCTTGCATGGTGTTGATACCCAAGAAATTAAGATTGGCACCGAAACTATAACCGAAGTAAAAAGCGCTGTTATTGGCCTTGTAGGCACAGCCCCTAAGGGCCCAGTTAATAAGCCTACATTAGTGTATAGCACTTCAGACGCCGCCCAGTTCGGTACTTTTGCCGAGCATGGCCTCACTTCCGGCTACAGTATTCCTGCCGCTATCGACGCAATTCACGCCCACGGCGCTGGCACTATCGTGGTGGTTAACGTTTTCACACCTTCAGAAATTTCTGAAACTGAAAAAACTGTTGCCGATGAAGTTCTTACCTTTACTGAAGGCAGCGCCACTTTAGTTCATCCAGAAAAAGTCAGCGATTTAGTATTGGCTTCCACCGATGGCGTAACTACTTACGAACTGACCACCGACTATACTTTCGACGCCGAAACCGGCGCAGTAGCTAAAGTTGCCGAAGGCGCTTTGGCAGAAGTAACTTCGGTTAAAGCTAGCTACAAATATGTAGAGACAATAAAAACAGACAATAATGTAAAAGACATTACTGCTGCCGACATTATTGGATCTACTTCCGAGCAAGGCGATCGCACTGGTTTACAAGCTTTGGAAGACGTATTTTCTCTCTACGGTTTTAATCCCAAAATCCTCATCTGCCCTAGCTGGAGTGAGCAAAACGGAGTGCGTGAAGCTATGCTCACCATAGCTGAAAAGTTACGCGCTATTTGTCTAATTGATGCTCCTGTCGGAGCCTCTGTCACCGATTGCATTACTGCCAGAGGTGCAGAAGGCACTTTTGACTGGCAAACGATTTCCGAAAGAGCCTATTTATTGTACCCCCACGTCAAGCGCTACGATCAGGAAACCGATGCAGATCAGTTGTGCCCTTATAGTTCTGTTATGGCCGGCTTAATTGCTCAAACTGATCGCGATGATGGCTATTGGTTCTCTCCTTCCAATCGCTCTATTTCCGGAATTACCGGCGTAGAAAGAAAGTTGACCTCTCGTTATAGCGATCCTAATTGCGAAGTTAATCGCCTTAACGAAAAAGGTATAACTTCCATCCTTAATGATTATGGCACAGGTTATAAGTCATATGGCAACCGCTTAGCCAATTTCCCTGAGACTTCAGGCATAACCACTTTTATTACTTGTCGCCGTGTAGCCGATATGATTGAGGACACGTTGGAGCAGAACATGGCTCAATTTATCGACAGACCCTTAAATTCTGCCATTATTTCCGACATCATCAGTCTTGGCGCTAGCTATTTGCGCAAATTGGAAGCCAGAGGGGCAATTATGGGCGGTACTTGCTATGCCTCTTCTGAGGACAATACAGCAGAGAGTTTGGCTGATGGGCGCTTAGTTGTCTATTACGAATTTACGCCTCCGGCTGCTTTAGAGCGCATTACTAACAAAGTCGTTCTTACTAACAAATACTACAGTACTTAAGGAGTTATTTGTATGAGCATAATTTCTTCTACTCTCAATTCTGCAGTTGGCACCGTCGGAGGAATGATAGGTACAGCCCTCGGCAACGCTATAGTAGGTGCCATTGGCAATAAAGGCAGCAGTAGCGTTCTCAACCTTTCTGGTATCAATATCGCCAAGATAAGTAACGCCAAGGTGTACTTGAACTCAGGGGCCCTGTTGGGTATGGCTGAAACCGTTACAGGCTTAGCCGCTCCCAAACCTAAATTTGGTGAGTTTAAGGCTTTAGGCTTGCTTTCCAACCTTAACTTATTCGATGGCTTTGAACAGCCTGAAGTAAAGATTAAGTGGACAAGTATCTACAGCGATTTAGCTCCTTGTCTCTTTAACCCACTTGCGATCTGTCGTTTGCAAATTCGTGCCAGCCAGGAAACTTACTTGACTGATGGCACAGTTATTTCTGCTCCTGTAGTTGTCGATATTCACGGAAGATGCTCCGACAATACCGATCCCTCTTTCGAACAAGGCAAAGCTACTTCGTTTGAATCAACCTTCAAAGCCGATTACGGCAAACTGACCATTAACGGCAACACCGTCTACGAGTACGATGTCATGGGCAATAAATTTACGGTCGGCGGTTCTGATGTCTTTGCTGCTATTTTCGCCAATTTAGGTTAGGAGATTACAATCATGAAAAAAGAGTTGGTTCCTTTAGAAACACTGAACTTAGCTTGCGGTACGGTAGTTGTTCACCAATTGTATGGTATCGACATGCGCTCTATTTTGAGCATGTACGGAGGTAAAGCCTCCCAAGTAGATTTATCCGAAGCTGCTGCTTTACGCTCCACTACTGTAAATGGCAAACGATTAACCATGGATATGCTGGATGAGATGCCTGCTAGCGACTATTTGGAAATAATGGGAGCTCAAGTAAAAAACTTCCAAAGTACGACAGCACAGGATTCTTAATGCTGTCGTATGTAACGCACTGGCCATTAAATGTGCTCGATGAACTAACTGTTGATGAGCTCAATTATTGGACAGAGCAAGCTTTAATACTTTGGGAAAAGCTCAACACTGTCCCCGACAAAAAATAGCTAGGAAAGGAGGCGGCTTAGATGGCCGGAGATCTCAACACCAAAGTCACTATTAGCTTAGTTGACGAACTTAGCGGGAAATTAGACAAAATCAATACCGCTTTAGAAAATGTTAAAAGCACTTGCGCTCCGTTGGAAAGTGCTTTTAAGGACATCACTGCCGCCGCCAATCCTTTGGGCGTAGGTTTTGAGTCTATACGCAAAGCTGTACTTACTTTGGCTAAAAAGTTGCCTGCTGTCAATAAAGCGGCAGAGCGTACCAACAAAGTATTCCAGAAGTTAAAGACTACCACTCCAGCTTTAGGCAAAAGTTTTGAAGAACTCAATAAAGCCTTAGCTAAAGTTGAGCCCAAAATAGGATCTTCTGCCTCTCTTTTGTTGATCTTAGCCAAAGCCGCCTTAAAAGTTCATAGAGCTTCTGAGAAGATGTCTAGCGGCGTCAATAATCTCAACACTAATTTAGGAACGCTTCATCCTAATTTACAACAAGCTGCCGATAATGCAGATCGTTTAAGTTCTGTGTTTAATCATGCTCAAGACAGTGTTGAAAAAATGAAAAAGCCGTTCGGCGATCTGAGCGACGCCTTAAGCGAGGTGGGAGGCCATCTAACTACTATGGGAGCGGCCTTAACCGGCGTGGTGGGTACTGTTGCTGGTGGTGCAGCTTATGCTGTAAAAGCGGCTATGGAACTGGATACTTCTAAAGCTGCGCTAGCTAATACCTTAACTGGTAACGCCACCCAATCTGCGGCGCAAATGCGCGAGTTGCAAAAGAAAGCTCAAAGCTTAGGCGTAGCTTTGCCTGGCTCCACTAAAGACATGATGGAGATGTTTACCGAGTTGCGCCAACAAGGCGTCAGCGTAAAAACCATCCTGGGCGGCTTAGGTGAAGCGACAGCGCAATTTGCTACACTTTGCGGCCGCGACTTCCAGTCTTCAGCCATTATGGTAGCTAAGTTTGCCGAGTCTTTGGGTATTAGCGCCGACAAAGCCTCTGAAGTTGTAGATGTTTTACAACGTGTAAAAGGCGCAACCGGCTTAACTGAAGACCAGCTTTTTGAGACTTTCAAATATGTCGCCCCTTCGCTTCAATCTCTGAAGATCGTTGGCCAAGGCAAAAAAGACGCTCCTAAAGAGGTTGCCGCTATAATTGGTATGCTTTCAAAAAGCGGTATTGAGGCTTCCATGGCTGGTACTGGCATGGCTCAAGCTCTCCAGCGCATGTCAAGCGTAGAAAAAGTGCTTTATTCCAAGAAATTTGGGAAGTACCGCAAGATAATGCGTGATCAAGGCATTACTTTGGACTTCTTCGACGCCAAAGGTTCCTTTAAGGGCCTTGACAACATGGTCAAACAATTAGACAAGCTTAAAGCTTTCAACGATCAAGACCAACTTAATGTTGTCAGCATGCTCTTTGGCGACGTTGGCGGTCGCGCCATGCAAGCAATTATTCAGCGTGGCCATAAAGGTTTTACTGAAGTCACTCAAGAGATGGGCGCTCAGAAGTCCATGCAAGAGAAGATTTCCACCATTATGAACACCACGGCCATGAAGTGGGAAACTTTTGGCGGCCAAACTGAGACCGCCGTGCAGCTCATCGGTACAAAATTAACCGAACATTTTAAGCTTCCCAGTTTGTTGGATAAAGTTTGCGACAAACTTGATGAGATAAATGCTTGGATTGACGATCCCAAAAATGCTGACAAAATTGACGGCTATATTGAGAAAGCGACAAAAATTCTAAGCATTATAGGCGGCATAGGCGCAGCCTTGACCGGCTTAGGCGTTTCCATGACTGTAACCGCCGGAGCCATGCAAGCTATCGAAGCTTTTAAGAAGTTCCACGGCACGATAAACGGAGTTAGCGGTGCACTAAGGATGTTAGCTACGGCTAATGCTTGGTTATTGGCTATAGGACTGGTTGCTTTGCTGGTTATTAAATACTGGAAGCCGCTAACAACGCTTTTTAAGGCTATAGGACGCGGTTTCATGGATAGCTTTGGCAAGAAATTCCCTCAGCTAATAGCCCAGATGCAACCCGCTATCGACCAATTAAAATCCTGGTTCAACTGGCTTTTGACTCCCTCAGAAGATATGCCCTTTTTGGATTCAATTGGGGAAAAAATTGGTAACTTACTAGCTTCAGTAGCTGGCTTTGGACTGGATCATATTGGGAATATAACAGCGAAAGTTGCAAAGTTTGGGCAATTATTGGGTACAGCTACAGCCTATCTGTTTGATGGCGGCTGGAAGTCTGACTGGGATGCTGTATGCTTAGGTTGGAAACAGTTTTGGCGCGATATGGGCACAGCTTTATACTTGGTTTGGGATGATCTTACCAAGTTTTTGGGCAACACTTGGGATAAAATTTCCACAACTTTCTCCAACGTTTGCACAACTATTTACAATACTATCACCAGTTTAGGTGAGCGCTTATTTACAGCCGGACAAAATCTCGTCAATAGTATTGTTGACGGCATTAAATCTAAATATAGTGCTGTTACTGATACGGTTGGCAAATTAGCTCAAGATATTCGTGACTTTTTCCCCTTTAGTCCAGCTAAGCGTGGCCCTTTACGTGATCTCAATCGCATTAAATTTGGCGAAACTGTCGCTTCATCCATAAAAGCCGATCCAGTAAAAAGAGCTATCAATGTAGCTTCAAATAAGCTTGAATCGCCGTTAAATACCGTTTCACAAACTTCAGCAGCGGTCAATTCTGCCAAAAATAACGTCAGCGTAAATTATGCGCCGGTTATCAATATGAATGGCGGCGGTGAAGAAGCTGTCGCGGCAGTACTTGCTGAGTTGCGTCGCCATCCATCGCAATTGATGGCCATTATCGATTCAGAAATGGCCGGACGTGAGAGAGTGAGCTTTGCATGATTTCAACCGATATTTATGCTTTCTTTGGAAACTTTTGTATTGACATATATATGCTCGGCGAGCTCTCCTACAAAGATGAATGGAATTACGCCGAGCAAAAGCTGGTAGGACGCAAAAGCACTTACCAGCTTACTGGTCAAAACGCTAGGCAAATCAGCTCTTTAACTATTCATTTACACTGGCACTTCCATGATGTTTTGACTAAATATGTTGAGCTGGAAAACATGGCCAAGGAGCAAAAGGCCTATCCCTTTTTTTTGACTAGCGGCGCCAATTTTGGCAACTATTTAATCAAGTCTTTTGAGCTTATCTACAAACGTACTGACAATCAGGGCAACATGCTGGAAGCTGAAATCCGGCTCACACTTATAGAGTATGTGCCTCCGCAAGAGAAAGTGGCCAAAAAGAAAGCTCCGGCAGTAAAAGACTCCAAGAAAAATACTACCGCTAAAGCTCAAAAGAAAACGCCCAGCTCTTCGGCGCCCAAAACTTCCGGCAAAAAGAAGACTGAGAAGGCAACCACAGCAAAGGAGATAGTGCGTCAAAATGGCTGACGAATATTCTGCCACTTCAGAGTATCTGGAATACAAAACCATAGATGACGAGCGCTGGGATCAAATAGCTTACAAATTTTACGGTATACCCACGCTCTATGAACCGATAATACGCGCCAATCCTTATATTCCCATCACTTCAATTTTGCCTGCGGGAACGATTATCCAGATCCCTATTTTGCAAGAAGACGAACTTGACGCCCAAGACAAAGGAGACTTACCGCCATGGTTATAGATATTCCCACTCTCCAAGTCAAACTCAAATTTGGCCAAAAAGATGTAACTACCACGTTGTCTGAGTTTATAACCAAGATTGATTATACAGACAAGTTAGATAGTCAAGACTCTATAACGCTACATCTTGACGATAGCAAAAGTAAATGGCGTGGCGATTGGTATCCCATTAAAACGGATGAGCTGTCTTTAGAGTTCGGCTACGCTGGAGAAAAATCTATAAAAGCCAAGTGCTTCATTGATAAAATTACTATAAGTGGCAAACCGGATATAATAGATATTAGCGCCATATCTGGGGTGGTATCGCAAGACCTGAACACCAAGAAGAACGCTGCTTTCGAGAAGAAAACTCTTAAGCAAATCGTGCAGCAAATAGCCGAGTCTCATGGGCTAAAAGTACAAGGTGAGATTGAGTCAATAACGGTTAAAAGACGCACTCAAAAAGACGTCAGCGATTATGCCTTTTTAGAAAAATTAGCCAAAGATTTTGGCTATTACTTTGCTGTAAAAAACAAACAGTTAATTTTCTGCAAAAAGGATAAAGTCAAAAAAGATAGCTCTTCGTTGGAAATTACTCCCCAGCATTGTTCAAAGTATACTTTTACAGACCAAACATCCAAAATTTATAAAGCTTGTACAGTGCGTAGCTGGGATCCGGCGAGCAAAAAGTTCATTTGCCATACCGAGCAAGCTAAAGGCCTTAAAACTGGGGATGAGCTGATTATTACTCGACGAGTGGAAAATGCCGAACAAGCTAAGGCCCTAGCCAAAGCCGCTTTGACCGCTCGCAATGAGAGACAAGTCACTGGATCATTAACCTTAATTGGTCAGCACTATTATGTAGCCGGTGTCCAACTTAATTTAAGCGGTTTTGGTCTATTATCCGGCGTTTATACTGTATCCGAAGCGGCACATACAATAGACCCTAGTGGATGGATAGTAGTGCTTAAAGTGGCTCGCAATGAGCTAAAAGCTGACGATCCTAAAGAAGAAAAAGCCAAAAAAACAGGCAAGCCCAGCGTTAAAAATCCCAATGGTTGGACGCATATAGTTGATGATGACGGCACTTCTCATGATGTCAGGAATGAAACGGCCGCTTGCTTTAATAAGCTTAAAAAACTTGTACACAAACGTTGGCCGGGGCAACCTTTTTGGGTTTCGTGCACCACTGAAGGTAAGCATTCTTCGCAAGCCCATCCCGATGGAAGAGCTATTGACTGTGGCGTTGACGGCATAAGCGCTGAAGAATCCTACGTTTTAGAGAGTTTAGCCCAATCTGTCGGTTTCAAAACGTACAACGAGTATGTCAACGACAGTACCTATAAAACTGGCGATCACATGCACATCTACATTTAGGGAGGAAAAATGGCTGCAGAATTACGTGTTGGCATAGTTAAAGAAGTTTTGCCCGATAAAGGTAAAGCAATTGTTACTTTCCCTCAGTATGACGATCAAGATAGCTATGAACTGTCAGTGCTCCAAACAAATACCCTGAAGAATAAGCACTTCCACATGCCCGATGTAGATGAGCAAGTCTATGTCCTTATGGACGAAGACGCTGAAGACGGTTGCATTTTAGGAGCTATTTACTCGGAAGCCGATCTGCCTAATCAGACGGAAGCCGACGTTTATGCCATGGAGTTTGAAGATAAAACGGCTATTAAATACGATCGTAAAGCCCATTTAATGACCGTTAAAATGGCTGACGAAACTGAACTCAGTTACGATGGCGAGAACCATGCCTTAAAGATTAAGGTTACTTCCGGCGGCAGCGTAGAGATTGAAGCCGAAGGGCCGGTCTCAGTTTCCTCAGCTGAAGCTATGACCTTTAAGGCGGCGCAAAGTATCGCTTTGGAGTCGCCACAAATTGCCCTAAATACTGCCGCTCTTTCGTGTGCTGCGCCGCCATCAGAAGACGGCAGCGAGCAGAAACTTTCGGCAGTATTCCAGGCCGACGTAAAGATTTACGGCGACGACTTTATTTTACAAGCTGAGAACGCTGAAATTATGTCGCCGTTAGTTGTCAACAGCAGTGGCATTTATACCTCCGGCAGTATTTATGCCGACGGCTCCATTATGGATGAAGGAGGCAACAGCAATCACCATGTCCACTGATGCTTCTTTTAAGAAAATATCGGCCACTGACTGGAGCTCAAAGCTTAACGCTTTAGGTGAAATAGTCGAGGGCTATGACGACATAAAGCAGTGCATCGAAATTATTTTGCTAACTAGCAAAGGTTCCGTACCACATCGACCCGATTTTGGCTGCGATATTTTCCAATATCTAGACCTACCCGCAGATCATGCCGTACCTCAGCTAATTTATGAAGCTCATGAAGCCTTAAAACGTTGGGAGCCTCGCATAGACGTAGAGTCTGTTACTGCCCAAGCCCAAGAGCCGCATCATTATGTGTTGACTATCACTTGGAGACCTAAAGTTGAATACGAGCAACAAGTTATACAGGAGGTGATATTGTGAGTGAACTCGAGCGTCCCGTTTTTTGTAAATGGGATCCTGATGAAATTACTCAGCGAGACGTTGAGTTCGTAGAAACAAAGCTGGGCAAAACATTATTCCCGGCGCAGCCTGAAAGAATTTTTGTCGATTTTGTGGCCTATGTAGAATGCCTCATCCGCCAGCAAATCCAAGAAGCGGCAGAGCAAACTTTGACAGAATATGCCAGAGACGCAGCTCTAGACCAAAATGGCAACAATATTGGCTGCCCAAGGTTAGACGCTCAAGCAGCTTCTTGCGCTGTGCAAATTTCTTTGCAACAACCACTTGGCTACGCTCACGAAATTGCCGCTGGGCTGAAGCTACAAACAAAAGACAACCTTTTTACTTTTGAAACTACAGAAAGTTGTTTCTTCTCCGCAGATTCTGATACGGCCACTTGTGAAGCGGTATGCACAACCACCGGCCCTGATGCCAATGGATATTTACCTGGCAATTTAATGTTGGTTGAAAGCGTTGAAAATGTTAAAGGAGCTACCAACGTAACTACCACCGCCTTGGGCGCAGAAGAAGAGGAAGATGATCACTATCGCGAGCGCATTCCCGAAACGCTGGAGTCCTTTAGCTGTGCTGGGCCGGCCGGTGCCTATCGTTATTGGGCTAAAACGGCTCATCAAAGTATTGTCGATGTCTCAGCACAGAATGCAGGCCCCGGCATAGTGAGAGTTGTTCCTTTAACTTCTTCAGGAGCGCCTACCGAAAAGTTACTGCAAGCGGTTGCCGATATTTTTAACGATAAATGCCGTCCTATGACCGTACAAGTCAAAGTGGAAGCACCGACTGCTGTCCATTTTTCACTTTCTGCCCAATTGTCTATTTATGCTAATAGTGATCGTGAATCTATTCTAGCGGCAGCTAATCGCAAGATCCTTGAGTACAAAGGAACTTTGGCTCAAAAAATGGGCAAAGATATTGTCCCATCTCAGATAGTTGCTTTATTACAACTAGACGGCGTCTATTCCGTAGAGCTGGAGTCTCCAGGCTTATTAAAAATTGATGAGACTTCTTATCCGGTTTTAGACAGTTGGAATATCAACATAGGGAGCATTATTTATGAATAATCAAAGTATGCTTCCGGCCCCATTAGCTAAAGATCCTTACTGGCAAGCCCTGGAAGAATTGTTGGGAAAAATTGGCTTAAGCCTCGATATGACAAAAATTTTAACTAACTGGTTTGATATTGTCGATTCAAGCGCTTTGCCTCATTTAGCCAAACAATTTCACGTTCTAGGCATAGAAGGCTGGGATTACGCCAAAACCGATCGCGAAAAGCGCGACCTTCTCAAGCAAGCTGTCGAGCTCCATCGCTACAAAGGCACCCCTTGGGCCGTGCGCCAGAGTATTAAGCGCATCAATCCTATCTTAGATATTAAAGAATGGTTTGAATATGGCGGCGAGCCTTATTACTTCAGACTAACTGGCGACATAAAGATAAGCCTGGCGCAAGCCGTCCGCTTGTTTTACACCATCGAAGAATTTAAGGGAGCGCATGCTTTACTCGAAGGTGGTATCGAGGCTCAAGATACCATTGAAAGCGAGCTTAAATCTGCTGCAGCTACAATAATGCAAATAGTAAAAGAGATTACTGCCGCTAAAGCAGACAACCCAGGCAGCGTGATTCTTGTCGGTGGCCATACTCCGGTGGAAGTTTCTAACACAGAACGTTTTAATTTATCGCCTTATATACCCCTTAAAAAGCTGTTTATCGGTACTTTAACCAGAATCGAGGTGAACTCGTGAGCACAACATATTTAACTACCGGCGGCAGAGTCATGCTAGCTAAACTGCTGGCCGAAGATCGACTTATTTACACCCGAGCTGTCACCAGCTCAGATATTGTGGATGAGCCCTTCAAGCTGGAGCATTTACCTAACGAGCGGCAAACTGCCTACTTCTTAAACGTCGAGCAAGTTGACAATTATGCCAAACTGACGGCTGCTTTTAACTGTAAAGAGCTGGAAGAAAGCTATCAGCTTAAAATGCTGGGCATTTACGCTAAAACCGAAACTAGCGCCGAGTGCTTATATAAAGTTGTTGTCTATAAAGACGAAGAAAGCGCCGGAAGTTTGCCTGCTGGCCAGGACTTGACTTATCGCTTTATCATCATTGACTCTGTTGGCGAAGGCAACCTCACTATTGAAACGGCTCCAGATGCCGCCGCTCCTTTAGAGCACGTAAGCAACGCCAATAGGCATATCTTCACGCAAATTAACAACAAAAAGCCGGCCTTGGTAGATTCTGGTGAAAAGAACAGCTTTTCCGATGGGCAACGCATTGTGTTCGTGCCGAAAATTGCTTTAAGCTCCGGCAGCGATACTATTTCTTGCGCTGGCACGCAATTTTTACTTAAAGCTGTGGACTTAGCTGGAAAAGACGTAGACTGTGTTTTTCTGCCGCATAAAAGTTACGTTTTAACTTATAGCAACGCTAGTAACAGCTTTGTTTACGTAAAGCACAACGAGATCGAGTATGTAGACGGCGTCGGCCACTACTGGGATGGCGCTGCTTGGAAAACGGTCATTCCAGCCGGTGAATTTGGCTCAACTTTTAGCGATACCTTGCCAGCGGGTACGCTGCTTTGCGATGGCGCCAGTTTATTACGCAACGAATGGCCGGAGCTTTTTGAAGCGCTGGGCACAAAGTACGGCGCCGCCGATGAAGAACATTTTAGCCTGCCCAATGCTGTGGGCCGTTGCATTATTGGCGCTGGTACTGGCTATGAACTCGGCAGCACCGGCGGAGAAGCGGAACATGTTTTAACGGTAGATGAATTGCCAGTACATAACCATCAAATTGATGTTTATAGTGACTCAGAAGCGCCTAATGTTCGCGTCTCTGGCTCAACTAATTCTGGCGGAAGCCATTCTCATGAGATAACTGCCTATAAAGAAACTCGAAGTGGCGGTAACGTCGAGCACCGTATGGATGTATTGTATACTGGAGGCACACCAGTATCCACTTCTCATAGCACAGATTCATCAGGAAGCCATTCTCACACGATTAACATTACCGGTTCTACAACTTCTCACCGTCATCGCGTAAAAGGCAATACTGCATTAACTGGCGACAATAAATTGCTTAATCTTATGCAGCCATACGTGGCGCTCAATACTTTTATATACACAGGAAAGGTGCTTTTATAATGATTGAAATGAATGTCACACAGGCTGGCCTGGCTGCTGTTACTCGTAACCAAGGCTTAACTTTTACTCATTTCGTAGCTGGAAGCGGCATTGACGCCGAAGGCCAAGCTATTCAAGCTGCTCAGCAAAGTATAGGCATCGCCCATCAAGTTACCTATATTGCTGGCCAAACTTATACTATTAACGGCGTGGAAACTGAAGTAAGCTACAACAGCGTAAAGCTGGTTGGCATTTTAGAATCAGCCTTAGCTGAAGCTAATTACACTTGGAAAGAGCTGGCTTTAATGGCCAGAGAGGGCGATTCAGCCGAGGAAATAACCGTAGCTTATGGCAGTTTATCTCAAGGAAATTACCAGATTGAAGCCGGATCGGCTACCAATTTTGTTATACCCTTCGAGCTTATTTTCTCCGATTTGCCCAAAGTAGTAGTCGAAACTACAGCCACCAGCTTAACCTGGGCCGATTTTTTAGCCCACGCTAATGCCAACATCTCATCCGCCGGAGCCCACGGCCTTACTTACGAAAATGGCGACTTATGCGTAAACAATCAAGCTTTAGGCCTAGTAAAGCAAAGCTATTTAGAAGCGATATGTGGTTTGGAAGCTATAGTTTCTACTTTGCCAACTCCCAACGCCGCTTGGCTGAGCTCTTTAGTGCTCAATCGTGCCGACTCTAAATTGTATCGCCTTAAGAAAACTGCTGAACTTGAAGTCGGTTATTTTATTTACCAGAGCGAGAATAACTGGTCTATTGGTGATGGAACAGAGAGTGGCGCTTTACTTGTTGTCGCCGATGAAACGCAACCTTCCGAAGGTGAAATCATTTTAAGCGAAGCGCAAACCCATTTTATGGCTTGGCAAGAGGAAAACAGTTTCGATCAGCGTTTAACTGCTGTAGAAAAAGTTGTCGCTTCCAGCAAGGATGTAACTATCGAAACCCTGGACGAAAATGAATACAACAGCGAATGGGTTTCGCGTATGACCGGCAGCGGCACTGAGGCCAGTCCTTACCTTGTGCGCACGCCTTACGATTTTAATCAAATCCGCGAAAATACTAGTGCAGTTTATCGCTTGGTTAATAATCTGGACTTTTCGGCGGCTATCGGCATCCCCATGTCTATAGAAGGTGGCGTTTTAGTGCGTGGCGACGTCAATGAAAGTGCCCCTCTTTATAACGATGGCGCCGGTTTTACTCCCATTAGCACTTTCTCCGGCACTTTGGATGGCAACGGCAAAACAATAAAAGGCCTGACTGCCTGCGGTTCCGGCGAATACTTTGGCATGATTGGAACTCTCAGCGGTGGCAAGATCCAAAGTTTGACTTTGAAAGAAGGCTACATTGTCAGTAGTAATTCTTCCAGTTTAAAGGCTTATGTTGGCGCTTTTGCTGGCCGGACGCTCGAAACCGCTTACATTATTAACTGCGTTAATTACAACACTGTCACCACAACATCTACTAATGTCAGTGGCGCCGTTCTCATTGGTGGAATCGTAGGTTTAGCCAACGCCTGGAATGGTGGACAAAATGCCATTATTAGAAATTGCGCTAATCACGGCAACTTGGTAAATGCTAATATAGCTGCCGACAGTACGCTTTGCGGTATCGCCGGTTGCAGTCGAGATGGCTCAGATGCTACCAAAATAGTTATCGCCAACTGTTACAATACTGCCAATCTCAACGCAGTAAACGTGGCCGGCATAACTAGAAATGCCGAAACTGGTTACCTCGATTGTCACGATTATGAGATCAGCAATTGTTATAACGCTGGCGTTTTAGTTGGCAGCAGCGAGTGCTTTGGCATTGCCAACCACAATATCGTGGACAGAAGCGAAACCATTACCAATTGCTGGGCCCGATCCGACTACGGAGAAGCTTTAGCCTGTACAGCTATTTCTCTGGATGAGATGAAGTCTGACGATTTTGCCCAAACGCTTAACGGCAGCTTAACCGATCCTATTTACGTAAAAGACGCTATTAACGCCAACAACGGTTTACCGATGTTTAGCTTTGAGCTTAATAAAGCTGAAGCTATCCCCGGTGATTTGCCTTTGGCTTTACTAGATGTAAGTAAATCGAGGCTTTATTCTAGTAAGTTCAGCTATAACCAACTAGCTCAAAGTACCACTAAGCAAGCTCTTAAAGCTGTAAAAGACAGTGTTCCGGCGCTTTCTATCATAAGTTGTAGCTTAACTCAGGAAGGCTGGACGCAAAACACAGAGGCGGAAGGCTCTCCTTACGAACAGACAATCGAAGCCGCAGCAGTAAAAGCCGATTCTAAATTGTTAGTTGTTTCCAAGTCGGCAGACGTATTTACCCACAGTATTACAGCCACACCGGCCGCCGGTCAGTTGAAATTTACAGCAACAACACAACCCACGGCAGCAGTAAGCTTAGACGTGTTGGTTATTAACTAAAAATAAAATAGGTGTTCAAAAGCGTTTAAAACGTTCTTGAACACCTATTTTTAATATTGGGTTTATTATTCTTGCTCTCCAAAGAAGAGCTGGAAAACCGGAAGTTCATCAGGAAACAGCTTTTCTGTAGGGTCTTCTCTATAGTCTTCAGCTATTTCTTCTCTATCTGGAGAGTAAAAACTCCAAATATAATAATCTTTTCCGTTTACTTGCCATAGGCGTGAACTCATATAGCCGACATATACTTTATTGATGCAACTATCGTCCAGATAAGCATAAAACTCTATAGTGCACGAATCACTCCGAGTTGCAGTAATTTGATACTCACCTATCCATGTGCCAAAGTATGAGTCGTAATATTTTACCCGATATGTACTGTTGTGCTCACCGCTGCGCATCTGTTGCAGCGTCATTTGCCGACCCTCATCGAAGTATTTGCCTCTACAGTCATCGAAAACGACATCAGCCCAGACAGGAGGGGCCATATGCAAAAACAAACACGACAGCAAGAACACTACACATAACAAAAAACGCTTCATACTGTTCACCTCACTTTTACAATGAAAGTAGCAAACAGCCAGAAGCGTTTCAAGTTTTAAAGGTAAATTTTCGCTTAATTGGTTCTCTCAAACCATCTTAAGATTCTCGCAAACCATTTTATGCGTTATAACAGACAGCACGTCTTCGCGTTTAATCTTTTTTCGCTCTACGATATCCTTCAAATAAACTTCAGAAAACAACGATTTTAGATAATCCATCTTTGCAGCATCCGTAGAACGGGACAAAATTATCGGCATGCCACCATAGAAAGCAAACTCATCAAAAGCATCCTGCTTATCGCCGCCAACAGCCGAGTAATATTCAGCAAAAGAAAGCGGATGAACGCGTATTTCGTCACTACGTCCTCGAAACTCGGTCAGTATATCTGAAGATAACATTTTGGAATTGCTGCCAGTTACATAAATGTCTAAATTTGATAAAGATTTCAAATCGTTGAGAGCATCATAGAAAGTGATCTTCTTGCCAGCTGGATTGTATGGGTTTGGAACTTCGTCGGACATCTGAATCTCGTCCACAAAGAGATAGTATTTGTCTGCGCTGTTTGCCACAATTTCCCGGACATGAGACGCAAGCTCTAAAGGATTACGATAGCGAATATCACGGATTAAATCCAGTTCAAAAGATAATATATGATCTTCGGAAACGTCCTTGCTGAGAAGATAACTCTTGAACAACTTGTGAAGCAAATAAGACTTGCCGCATCTGCGAATGCCAGTAATTACCTTTACCTGACCGTCCCACATAAAGGAGATGATTTTTTTCAAATAACGATCTCGTTTTATTTCCACGGCTAAGCCTCCATTGAAAACTTTCTAATATTTACCATGCTACATTTCAATCAATACTATACTCCAACGCAAGATAAAGAAAGTTAACTTAGTGAAAACTTTACAAGTAAACCAGGTAACATTTCAATGTAAAATAAAGAAAGAATTTATGTAAAGTATCTAGATTTGTACCTTTTTAACATGTCGAAAAGAAACTTTGCTTAAAAAGCGAATGGCTGCCACATTGGAAATTATATTTACAAGTAATGTATCTACAATATTTATAAAAAATAAGGAAAGCGAGAAAAAACATAATGATCAAAGGTGTTATTTTTGATTTTAACGGTACGCTTTTTTATGATACGCCGCAGCAAGAAAAGGCTTGGCGTGAGTTTGCTTGGCAAAACTTCAGGCGTAGTATTAGCGATCAAGAGTTTAAAGAACTCGTTCACGGACGCAATGCCGATTTTACTCTGGAATACTTAGTCGGCCGCAGCTTAAGTAAAGCTGAAGTTGATGCTTACGTAAAAGCTAAAGAAACTGTATATATCGATATTTGCGAAAAAGATCCTCAAAATACTCACTTAAATAGCGGTGCCGAACGCCTTTTAGATGAACTAAAAGAACACGGCCTTCCTTTAGCTATAGCTACTGCTGCTCCTAAAATTAACGTAGATTATTACATTAGAAAATTTAATTTGGAGTGTTGGTTCCCGCTCGATAAAATTATCTATAATGACGGCACTATTAAAGGCAAGCCGGCGCCAGATTTTTACCTTAAGGCTGCCCAAACTTTGCAATTAGATAGTAAAGATTGTCTTGTTTTTGAAGATGCTATTTCCGGTATTCAGGCAGCTTACAATGCTAATATAGGTAAAATTGTCGCTATTACTACTCCTGATATGGTTGAAAAATTTCAGCATATGTCTGAGCTATGTGCTGTAATTGACAGCTTTGATAATTTTAATCGTTCAATTCTTAGTTAAGGAAACAGAGAAAACAT